CGTCGGAGCATGCAGCCCCGAGAGAATCTAGATTTGAGGAGGTCCAGGATGTTCTTATTGATTATTTAGGAATTATCACCGGTAATGCCGGAACAGTTCTTGAAAGGCATTTAGGTCTTTCCAAGGCAACTGATGCTGAATTTTCAGCAGGAAGCACTGCTTATTGGAGAAAGTATATTGCTGCAGGTTCTGCATACATTTTTGCTGGCGGATCACCTGCCGGTATTACAACAACGGGATATGATAAGGATCAGTTTGACAAAACAACTGATAATGGATGGGATCAACCGGCAGAAAATATTATTTTCGGTACTTCAGGTAATGTTATTTCCACTTTGGCTGGTGGTGTAAATTATAATGGTCAAACCGGAATTACAACTGCTGGTGCTTTAACCGCAACTCTTGCCGAAATCAAGGATGGTTACGATTTGTTCGAAAATACAGAAAGTATTGATATAGATTTTCTGTTGGCAGGTGGCGGTCGTTCGAAGGCAGATTCGCAAGAATTGGCAAATAAACTTATCTCTGTTGCCGAACTTAGAAAAGATGCAATCGCATTTATTTCTCCATCAAGAGATACTACTCTTGCGGACAATCCTTCACAAGGAGCTGTTACGGTAAGATCATCTGAAGACATCACAACAAATGTGGTTAGTTTCTTTGCTCCAATAGCATCTTCATCTTTTGCCGTATTTGATTCTGGTTATAAGTATATGTACGATAGGTTCTCTAATACCTATCGCTATGTGCCTCTAAATGGCGACATCGCCGGTTTATGTGCTCGCACCGATACTAACTTCTTCCCCTGGTATTCACCTGCCGGAACGGCAAGAGGTGCCATTCTAAATGCGATTAAACTTGCCTATACTCCAAGTAAATCACAAAGAGATCGTCTTTATGTTAAGAGAATTAACCCGGTTATTTTCTCACCAGGAGCAGGCATCATTCTATTTGGAGACAAAACAGGATTAGGAAGAACATCAGCATTCGATAGAATCAACGTTCGCAGACTCTTCCTTTATCTGGAAGATGCCATTGCTCGTGCTTCCAAGGATGTGCTCTTTGAGTTTAACGATGAAATTACGAGAACTAATTTTGTAAATACAATTGAACCGTTCTTGCGTGATATTCAGGCAAAGAGAGGTATTTTTGATTATGTTGTAATTGCTGATGAAACTAATAATACGGCAGCAGTTATTGATGCCAATGAATTTGTGGCAGATATTTACATTAAGCCAGCAAGATCGATTAACTTCATCGGTCTTACCTTTATTGCCACCAAGACTGGTGTTGATTTTGAAGAAGTAATCGGTAAATTTTAATTAACAGAGGTTAAACAACAATGGCTACCAGAAATCAATTAAATCCACCTCCTTTAAGGAAAATTACAGACTTCAAGAGCAAGCTGAGTGGTGGTGGTGCTAGAAGTAACCTTTTTGAGGTTGTTATTTCTTTCCCATCTGCCGCTCCTGCCGACACCAATGTTCTTGACAAATCAAGATTCTTAATCAAAACTGCGGCACTTCCTGCCTCTACCATAACCCCCTTACCGGTTGCGTTTAGAGGAAGAGTTTTACAAGTAGCTGGAGATCGCACCTTCGAAACTTGGTCAATTACGATTCTTAATGACACCGACTTTATAATTCGTTCGGCATTTGAAAACTGGATGAATACAATCAATAGAGTATCAGACAATACCGGTGTTACTGATACCGCAGAATATACTGCCGATGCCTTCGTTTATCAGTTAGATCGTGACGGATCCACTTTAAGAGCGTATCGTTTTTATGATTTATTCCCAACATTGATTACCTCAATTCCATTATCTTCGGATACAGAAGGAATTCAAGAATTTACCGTAGAAATGCAGGTTCTTTATTGGGAAGCTATTAAGGGTGACTCTCCCAAAGCAGGTGGTGTGGATATTAACTAAATATATCATATTAAGAGTTTAAGTTTATAAGATGGCGAAACTTTTTGGTTTTTCGATTGAGGATGGTGAAAAAAAATCTAAGTCTATAGTCTCCCCCGTTCCTCAAAGTAATGATGACGGGGTTGATCATTATATTCAATCGGGATTTTATGGACAAACTATTGATATTGAGGGTGTTTATAGAACAGAATATGATCTAATTAAAAGATATAGAGAAATGTCACTTCATCCAGAATGTGACGGAGCAATCGAAGATGTTGAGAATGAAGCACTTGTGAGTGACTTATATGACTCTCCGGTTGAAATTGAACTAACAAATTTAAATGCTAGTGATAAACTCAAAACTGCTATAAGAGAAGAGTTTAAGAATATTAAAGAAATAATGGACTTCGATAAGAAGTGTCACGAAATTTTTAGAAATTGGTATATTGACGGAAGACTATTTTATCTTAAAGTTATTGATTTGAAGAAACCTGAAGAAGGAATTCAGGAATTGAGATACATTGATCCAATGAAGATCAAGCACGTTCGTCAAGAGAAAAAAACAAGTAATAAATCTGGGCCAAATATAGCATCACTTGCCAATTTGAATGCAAATCAGATTGCATATCCAGAAATTGAAGAATATTTTGTATATACTCCATCATCAAGTCAATCGGGTGGAGCATATGGATATGGATCTGTTGCAAAGAATTCTGTAAAAATTTCAAAAGATTCGATTAGTTATTGTACCTCCGGTCTAGTAGATAGAAATCAAGGCACTGTATTATCATATCTTCACAAAGCGATTAAGGCACTCAATCAACTTCGAATGATTGAGGATTCTCTTGTTATTTACAGACTTTCAAGAGCACCAGAGCGTCGTATTTTTTATATTGATGTTGGCAATTTACCGAAAGTAAAGGCAGAGCAATATCTCAAAGAAGTTATGAGTCGTTATAGAAATAAACTTGTATATGATGCGAATACGGGCGAAGTTCGTGATGATAAGAAGTTTATGAGTATGATGGAAGATTTCTGGCTTCCAAGAAGAGAGGGTGGTAGAGGAACCGAAATCACAACTCTTCCTGGTGGACAGAATTTAGGAGAACTTTCTGATATTGAGTATTTCCAGAAAAAACTTTATAGAGCACTCGGCGTTCCAGAATCTAGAATTGCCGGTGGTGGGGATGGATTTAACTTGGGACGTTCATCCGAAATATTAAGAGACGAACTTAAATTTTCAAAGTTTGTTGGTCGTCTAAGAAAGCGATTTGCAAGTATGTTCAATGATATGCTTCGCACTCAACTCATATTAAAAAATATTGTAACTCCAGAAGACTGGAATGGAATGAGTGATCACATTCAATATGACTTCTTGTATGATAATCACTTTGCCGAACTTAAAGAGGCAGAATTACTTACAAATAGATTATCGCTTGTGACTTCTATGGAAGCATATCTTGGTAAATATTTTTCAACCGAATATGTTCGTAAGAAAATTCTTCGGCAAAGTGATTCAGAAATTATTGAAATTGATAAGCAAATTGATGATGAAATTGAAAAAGGAATTCTTCCGGATCCAAATCCGCCGGCACCAGAAGCGCCACCAGTAGATCCGGCAGCAGCACCGCCAGCAGATCCGGCAGCACCAGTTGATTTGGGACAACCAATTACGGAACCAAATCTTGAATCTCAAGGAGGGGCAACTGAAGCTCCAGAACTTCCTAAAGGTGGCAAGATATAAATAATCTTATAATAATACACCTTTTTTATGGAAGAAATTATCGATTTGATTGCAACAGATAGTTCACCCTCTGTTGTAACTGACAAAATCAAAGAAATATTATACGCAAAGGCATCGGACAGAGTTGACTCTGCTCGACCTTTAGTGGCAGCATCGATGTTTGGTGATGTAGAAAATACCGAGGATCAAGAGTAATGGCTCACAAAGTAGTAGGAACAGGAACTACGGTTGCAATATTAGTCGGAACAGGAGCGACATCAATACCGATTTCTCTTCAAACTGGATATTTAAGAGTGGCAACTTCGGTTGCTGCTCACGTAGGTATTGCCACCACGGCAACAGAATTTGCCACTAGAAATAACTATTTTGTTCCTTCAACTTCTGATGTTATTCTAAAAGATAGAATTGCCTCTTGTAGAGTAAGTACTGCAACAACAGGATCTTCTACAGTCTATGGTTTTAGCGAAAATAATGGAAATCCATTTTTGGTTGGGGATTTTGTAACAGTAACTAATTCATCAGTTGGTGGTTATAATTGTATTCATCGAGAAATAACCGCATCAAATACAAATCCAGGATCAGAATCAATTACTGTTTCAGTTGATACTTCTACGGGAACAAATGCATTCA